CTGCTGCGTTCTGGAGTACCGGTAAGGACACGAGGTGGTTCCCTAAATTGAGGGACTGGTGTTCCGGCATTGGCTTGGATGATGCTAAGGATCGCGCAGGAGCTGTGGCTGGGCAGGATCTCATCACTCTCTTCGAGAAGGAGTACCTTCCTGTTGGGAATATGGGTGCTAAAGTGGAGCTGCCGGAAGGTCTAGCTCCACAGGTTGGTATCGCTATCCCTGATGGATATAAGGCTCCGACTCCAGGGGTGGATGTTGGTTCAAAAGTGAAGGTCATGGCTATGTCTGGCGGTCAGAAGATTGTAGACAAGTGTGTGGAGGCGATAACGGAGTTGGCAGACGGGTTGAAAGTTAATCCGGACAAGGTTAAGGTTCAGCTGGACGAGGCTTATGCCGCGGCTATGGCTGAGAACGCGCTGCAGATGACGTTAAATTAGGTCTCCCCGTTATGCACTGCCTCACTCCATTGCAACATTTAGCTAAGGGGTGTGTCGTTAAGGCCCTTCCTTCTGATCTTCAATTAGAAGTCAGTAACAGGAGGGGGACGCAGGCAGGTGCTTTACAACCTGAGTTGCCGTTGACGGCGAATGGCGTTACTACTTATGGCTTACATAAACATACAGTTCTTCAGGAACTGTTAACTGTTTGTAATAGGCATTTGTATGCTACGCCTGAACCAGATACTGGTTCTCAGGAATGGGGTAGACTTAAACAATCGTTGAGGGAGCTGGCGGCTATGATAGGGACCGTTCCAATGGCTACTCGCAAAGAGTTGCTGGCTGGAAGGTCTGGTAGGTCCAGACGGCGAATGAGAGCTGGGCTTCAAAACTATTATGCCGAGGGGTTGTCCGAGTGGGCCAGCCGTGTTAAGGAGATGCAAAAATTGGAGTTTTACGATGTAACTAAGATCGAAGGTAAAGAAGATCGTGGCATACAATACCGTTCAGTTGAGTATAATGCTGCACTTACGCGTTTTCTCCACCATATTGAGCATCGGTTGATGAATCTTAGCGGTACCAACTTTAGTGGCGTGCCTTTCCTCGCAAAGGGGAAGACATGGGCCCAGAAAGCGGTTGCCGTTATGAAGATGTCTGAAACCTTTAAGAAGCCGGTTTATGTCTGCATGGACCATAAGCGGTTTGATGCGCATGTGGATATTGCATTGTTGCGGCTTGAACACCGAGTGTATCTTGATATTTGGAACTGGAACGGCGAGCTTAATATGTTGTTGAAGAAGCAACAGGTTAATGTCGGCCGTACAGCAAGTGGAATTCGATACATTGCAAAGGGCAAGCGGATGAGTGGAGACGTTAACACTAGTCTTGGGAACTCAGTGCTTAATTGGGGTATGATTAAGAGCTGGGCTGACAGTGTTGGAGTCAGGGTCGAGATTCTTCTCGATGGTGATGATAGTATCGTGGTAATGGAGGAGGTTGATGTCAATGTGGTCGACACTATTAAGCCTTTCATGCTGAAATTGGGCATGGAGACTGAGTACGCCGTCCATAGGGATATCCGACAGGCCGACTTCTGTCAGTGTAAAATTGTTTGGAACAGAGATGGTCCGACTTTTTGCCCTGACCCACGTAAATATCTGGAAACCATACGGAAAATGGCTGAGGCGAGAGGGGCCGATACGTGTTACCAAGTAATGCGGTCGTCCATCGCTAGTAACCTAGCTGTTAACCGTTCCCTCCCGATGATCTTTCCCTACGTAAAGTGGTGGCGAAAGAACACCGGGTTCGCGGTGATGCCGGAGTCTGTACGCTATTGGCTACACGATATCCGAGGCGTTGAAGTCGTTGTGGAGAAGGATAATTACCTTCCCCCTGATAGTGATGAGCGGTTTTCCTTTGGTGTGGCCTGGGATATCAGTCCGGCAGATCAGATAGCATTCGAGCAGAGTGTTGAATTTGTCGAGCTGATTAAGAAGGTCCGAGAAGCCAAAGTCAAGCTGCAATTGCCGGAAGACGACTGGGTGGACTGGGGCTGTGATGACGGCTGGGTCGAACCCGCGCTGACGGGTGGCGAAGGCGACGGACCGTCTCTGG